TTGTTCAGATAACAATGTCCATAAACCTTGTCTATATGCTTGACCTCTCGAATAACAACCATACGCTGTTACGTTTATTTCTCTATATCCTATTTGACGCATCATTTCCCAATCATAAACAATTTCAGTTGAAGACCTACCAAAATCATCTGGATCGTACCAGGTTACTACAGCAACAGAATGTCTTTCTTGATTACTTCCTGTTGAGTACGTAAAGATCCCATCTATAACATTTACCTGTGCAACAGTTCTAATTGGATCAGATGGGTAATCCGTTATTGTGAACAAAGAACCAGATCCCCAATACGTCATACCGTGAAAAACGCTTGCAATTGATTGTACGACTGTTACGGCTTCTCCACTACCCATAATTTGACCGTTGAAAGTATATCGTGGTTCTGTTCCTCCAAAACCATCTGCAACCATTGTATCACATAATTTAGCAATCTCATATAAAGTCCATTTATCAATTAAAGGATTGCCTTGTACAGCAGGAGGAAATCTCTTTTTTAAGCCGTATCTATCGTGTTCAATTAAATCTCGTAATACCCAGGCTGGGTTATCACTCCAAGCATTTTTAAAAGTCCCATTCCAAATTCCTGTATAAGTTCTTGTTGCAGGATCATAATTACTAGGTACTTCAAGTATTAATCCTTTATATTTATACACACGAGAGGGAATGTTACTGCCGAAAGTTTCTGCCGTACCTTTTATCAAAATAGAAGCTGTATGTGGGTAAATTAATTTATATCCAACAATTTCAGTATAACTTTCCCAGTACAAATTATTTACTTTTGCTGAATCTGTGTTGTCTTCTGATGTTTTTGAAACCTTAACAGTCCAAGGACCTTCTTTACTTGCTAAGGAATAAATATGTTTCCATTGAGAAGACGAAGTTGTTTTATCATTTTTTGTAACATTTTGATTAATAAAAACAGTTCCGTTTTTATCTGAAATTTGGATATTATAAGCAACAGAAGCGCCAATTGTATCTCCTGCTCTATCTTGGTCATCTTTAATCATTTCATATAATCCTCTAACACCTAATGTGACACGTACTTTTGTAACATTTAAATTTGATATTGTACGAGAAGCAGAACCGGAACCGGAGCCGCTTGCTCTTGGAAAATCTTTTGTAACTTCAACGCCTACAGCAAGTTCAGATTCTGCTCCTGCTACATCAGCATAAGCTGTCTGATCTGCAGTACCTTCTCGAGTATCCCATGCTACATTTTGAAAAGTATAAGCACCTGCTTCTGTCATGAGTGGTGTAAAATTAAGAGCTATTGATTTTGCGTCATCAGTTGCAAGACCAACAACAGGTCCTTCAGATATAACATCAATAATTGTAACCTCTTGCTGAGATTGTAGTGTATTTGGATCTTCTACAGGTGTTCTATAACTTCCTCCACTTTTACCGCCCAATTAAATCACTTCCTTCACATCGAAACCGGCTGAAATAACAAGAGAACCACACCAAGGAGTTCCATATGCACAAGGAATAATATTTCCTTCTTCTGTTACATTTTGCGGGTTTCCAAACATAAACGATTGTTTCGTATCCACAGGTTCGTTACCACCGGAATCTGGGGTTGGAGAAAGCATTTGCCCTATTCCATTCAACAACATCCCCGCACCCATAACGATTAGCTGATTACTGAATGTTGCGGCGAAGGTACCCGCCACAGCCCCGGCACCAACAGCGAACCCAACACCAATAAGTACAACACCTAATATTACCTTTAAAATCCCATCATCCTTACTTCCAACTGCAAGTGGAACAAAATGAATTGTATCAATTGTTCCTGCTGTTATTGTTAGTTCTGTTTCATCTATTTTTTTATCACCTATAAGAACATGAAACTCACCTTTACGAACAAGAGCTTTAAAACCAGGTAACTGAATACCTAAAGCTCTTACTGCTTCTGCGGGTGAGTCTACTGCAAGCAAATATTCTTCACCATATTTTTCTTTAAGATATCCATACAGTTTAATCTTTCTTAACATAACGCACCCACCTCGATATCATACGATTCCAACGTGCGGCTGGTTCTCTCCTGGATAATCTGTTGTATAGATGATGTAAAAAGAATTGATCTTCTACGAAAACGGCCGCGTGATTTTCAACCTTACTGCGTATTTTCATTAAAGCAACATCACCTATTTGCGGAATGCCTTTTACATCTACTTCTTCAAAACCCGCGGAACCAAAAAAGTCAGAGTATAAATCTTTTCCATTATCCCACCAAAAATTAGAACGAGGATACACAGGTAATTTTACACCCTTTTCTAGAAAATACCAATCTTTAATTAATGCGTAGCAATCACCTTTATCATCTGAACCACTTGCTCCGTGTCTAAACTCTCTACCTATTAAAGGAGGGATATAATCATCTCCCCAGCTAAAAGGTTCCGTTATTGTGTCTGGAAAACAAGCACATAAAATCCAGGGTACAGATGTTGCTATTTGAGACTGCATATCTTGTTCCGTCATATCATTGGCCTTATTACAGTGGGAATGAAAGATACCCACCACGTCGTGCGAGATAAACGTATTGTGTGGTAAAATAAAGTGTGTTTCTGTATCCTCTGCTATATTTTTTAAACGAATAACTTTTCCTTCACTATTAATAATCCCGCAAGTTTCATTTGGGTAATCAAATCGTGCATATTCTTTTATTTTATTGATTTGATTTTCAGTTAGCTTCATCTGTTTGCCGCCCTCGCAAGGGCAGGAAAACCACCGTAAGGAAGAGGATTTTCCTGCCCAAATCGTTTAACACAATCTGATAACCGTCTACCGCATTCATCTTCACTTATAGGACATGCTTCACCTATTTTATTGAAGTAATTAGTTCCTGTATAAGGACAAGCCATAGTTGATTCATTATAATCAAATTGACTTGTTGTTGTATTATATCTTCTGTATATCCAGCAACAGACATCTCGAACTGCTGGACGGGAGGGTAATAAACAATTGGGTAAATCTAAAGGAGCTATAAGCTCCCATACAAGTGTTTTATTTGTAGCTGAAATAAGTCTGTCAACCATAAATACGTCCATTGGATACGCTACATCATTTCCACCATCAACATGACCGTCTAAATATCTTACATGCGTTCTTATCCGGTATAGTGTAGCCCCTTGAGCGCCTAAGTATCCTACAATTAAACTATATAATGTGGTACTTAAATCTTTTAAACCACCTACATCAGCGGATATTTTTGGTCTAGGCATTGATTCCTGATCCCACGAAAAACCTTCTGTTTTAAAATTATGCGGAGGGTATTCTAACCCTTTCCATTTAATTGGAGTGCCATCCGCTTCCTGTGTTGATGAAAAACGGATAATACCTCCACCAATAGATCCTGCATCTAATATGAAAAGTTCAACTAGACCGTCAGGATTTAAATTTTGCTGATGTTCTGCAAGTGGAATTAAAACTGTCATCCGTAAACCCTCCCAAATGTAGCTGTTAAACTATACGCTTCTTTATGTTCAAGATAAGTATAGTTCCAATCAGTACATCTGTACAATTTTGGATTAAGGGCTCCCGGCATTAAATAAACAAAAGGAGCTGAATTTTGTGTTTCAAAAAAAGAAATAATTTCTTCTTTAACTTCAGCTAAAATAGCAGACCATTGCAGTGTAATTTCTTCTTCAACGGTATTTATTCCATCAGGAATACTTTGGGAATATTGATCTCCAAAGTCATTAGTACGTGTTCGTATTTTTCCTGTTCCGCTTGTTCCTGGAAACGGACTTACCGTAGGTGCAAAAACAGCATACGTCATTTTTTATCACCTCTTATATTGCTTTCTTTCTTTTCCAATCATACATAGCTTCTGCAACTTCAACTTTAACCATTGCATCAAGTTGAGTTCCTAACCGTTTTGCTTGATCTTCACTCATTTCTCCTGTACCTGTATTTTGTACATTTACTTCAATATGAGGAGCAAATATAGATCCTGAAGCAGAACCATACATTGTAATTCCTAGTTTTCCATCTTTTGTTTTACCAAGAGGCACAACAGCTTCTGGACCATCTTCACCCATTAATCCAGCTCCACCACGACCAGTAGGGAACATTGTCGGACTAGTAAAAACACCACCTGTTGCCAATTGAGGACCTATAGGTAAAGAAGTTACGATAGAAGAAGATCCTTTACTGAACATTCCTGAAATTAAGTTATCCCATGAGTTTCCAAATAAAGATTTAAATATTTGCATAAGTGCGGCTTTAATAGCAAGTTGTTCAAGTTCTTGTCCAATTTGTTGTAAAGCATTACCTATATTTTCGCTCATAACAAGTGCTTCCGCACTTATTTCAGCAAGTGAATCAGGTATCTTTTGGAATGTATCAAGCATCGTTCTTCGTGCTGTATCCGCTAAAGAAGCTATAGTTACTTTTGCTCGTTCATATGCTTCTATTTGTGCATTTGTTTGATTAATAATTATTTGCTGTACGCCAGGCATGTCTGCATAATCTTGTGTAAGACCTTGTGTTGCTTGTCTATACTGTTCTATTGATATTGTCCCGTTATTATATTGGTCTGTAAGATGTTCCATAACAGGCTGTAGTTTATTTAAGACAACATTATGGGCCTTTTCATATGCTTTGATCAGAGGTTCTGACCACGTCATAAACTGGGAAGGGTCGGTACCATATTCTTTCATCATATTTCTATAATCTTCTAGGTATTTTTTTAAAGCTGTATCATCAGGAATTAAACCAAGTTTATTAAAAGAAGCGTATCTTGTTTGCGCTTCTTCTTCTCGTCTCATTATTTCTTGCCGTTTAGCAAGACTTTCTTCTTCTTGTCTTTGACGGTATTCACGAACAATCCTGGCATTTTCTATTTGAGCGTCTCTTACTTCATTTTCAATAGAAATAATTAATTCTTTTAAAGCAACCCATTTTTCAGATAATACAGGAAATTGTTCTAACATAATAGATAAACCAGGTAAAAAAGATTCACCTGGAGTGCCTAAAAATTTCATTTGATTTTTGATACCTGTTATCATTTCTGTAAAAGCTTCTTTTGATGATTTTGCAAAACTTTTCATTGTTGTATTTGACATTGTTTCTAGCATCGTTTTATACTTTTGGAGGACTAGAAAACTTTCATCAAAGCGTTCAACGCCACCGATAAGGACTTTTCCATTATTCTTAAAAGTTTTGAGTTCTTCATTGATTTCCTTTAATGCTTCTTTTGCACTCTTACCACTGTATTTTACTGTATTCATAAGATGTTGCATTGCTTCTTCTGTGAGGCGTGCTTCTTCCACCATTCCTTCAATAGCTTCAGGGGATTTTAAATCCCAAGGAGCAGTATAAGGATCTTTTACTTTTACTTTGGCTTCTTGAGGAATAGGAACATTTATTGCATTTCCAGATAAAGAAGACATTGTAGGTAAACCTTTAGCTTCTAATTTTGCTCTGCGTAAAAATGCAATTAAACTGGTAACAGCAAGAATCGCACCCGTAACAGCTAAACCAATAGGCCCAAAGGCTGTAGTAATTGCGCCACCTATCGCTAAAATTGCAGGAAGTAATACTAACTTTATTGTTGTTGCTAAAGTTACCAACATAGCAGTAACTCCAGAAATAATAAGCAATTCTTTAAATTGAAGAGCAAAAGTGACTATTTCAGCACCAAATGATTTTACTGTGTACCATCCAGAACCCATTGTTTTAAAGAATTCTTTCATTTCATCTGTTTGGAGAGCATCACGTAGTTCAATTAAACTCTTTCTATATCTTTCAGTTCCTTCTGTACCACCTACACGGAATAAGTTATCCCAAGCATTTTTCGTTTGCTGAATAGCTCCTGGGAGAGTTGCCGCAAGCATTTCAGAAGTCCAATTAAGTCTAGTTTTTAATAAATCAAGTATTAAATTTTGAGCAGATAATACATCATTAACAGACATAAATGCTTTAACTTGCGCATGAAGAACAGGTGTAAGTCCTAGACCTATGCGTTGCAAAGAAAGCATTCCTTTGGTTGGGTTCTGTAATGCTTTACCAACGGAACGAGCAACTTGCGTTAAATCCATTTCAAAAGCATCTGCAAGATTAAGAACGGTTGTCATTGTATCATTAAAAACTTTACCTCGTATATTTGTAAATGCCGCGATAATACTTTGAGTATTTGTTATTTCTGCCATAGTACGAGTAGAAGCATTCTGTAAAGACTGTGCCATTTTATCAAAATCTTTAATAGTAAGTCCTGCAATACCTCCTGTTGAACGTATTGCAGAACCAAGTCGTGCAACTGCTTCTTCTTGTATTTTTACCTGTTCTGTAAATTTATTATCGATTTTCATTACTGTACGAAGAGCACTAAAACTTGAAATTAAAGGCATAATTGCTTTACCTAAAGTTACAAATTTATCTTTTAAACCATTAACTTTTGTTTGTGTTCTTTCTGTTTCTTTTCCTACATCTTTAACACTATCTACTGCTTTTTTCATTTGTGTAATATCTGCTTGAAGTCGGACTATTAGAGCCCCTAAATCTTTATCAGCCATTTATTTTGCCTCCTTCTCCATAGCAGTAAATAAATTTAGAACTTTCTGTGCAATTTCTTTATTTTGCTTTTCTTGTTCTACAGAAGGTAATTCTTTCTTTTTACTAACTGGGTAAACTCTTTTCTTTGCGTACGATAACCAATCAGGCATAAAATTCATTGCTGTTATTTCTTTTTGTTCTTCTCCTTCTGGAGGAGAAGCAAACAATTGAACAATAGTTGATGTTACTTGAGCAAGCATGAATTCCAACCTATAATTAGAATCAATTGGTTCAATAGCGTCATATGCTTCCCATTCTGCAATTTGTTGACTTGTCAACATTTCTTCTAATATGTCTGGATGAATTACCCCTAAAAAACGGCAAAGCCGGAAATTAAATCTCCGGCCAGGCCGTAGTATTAGTTTTTTACTAGATCTTCTTTTCCTTTATTCATAAACGCATTAAGTTTGTCAGCTTCATCAACAATAAGGTCAAGCTCAGTTGAAGAAATTGCCGCT